GCTATAGCTGCAAATCTTTTGCCTGAATCTACTAATAAACCAAGTAAGCTAAATAAAACATTGCTTGGCTCTTTGTAAGGTAAGGGCATTAAAGAATCTCTTAATGCTCCGCCGGGAGCATCTACATCTCTAAACTCTCCGGGTTGTAAAGGTGAAGCTTCGTCTCTTATTCTAATGCCTCTTGCTTTAAAACCTGCAGGCAGATTGCTTAATGTTCCTGCGTCTATTAATTGTCTTAATATTGATGTAGAGGCTTTAGATAAACCGCCAATCATGTGTGATAAACCTAATCCGTAAAAACCAAGTCCCGGTAAGAATTTGTATTGCACAAAATAATTTATTTTATTTCTATATACATCTTCAGGTATATAGTTTCTTCTTATGGATAATATTTGTTGCGATGAGTCGTCTATAGTAATGATATAAGGTATTTTTAAGCCAGTTGGCTCGCCCATATCATCCACATCCTCAAACCCCTCAATCTCTGCGACAGTGTGTATTTCATATAATCTTCTTTGCTCGTCATCACTGTAATCAGGCTCAACACCCTGTATTTTGTCTATTTCTTTGTCTATGCTATCTCTAATTACAGACTCGTTATCGTTTAAGTCTACATCAGCATAAAATCCTGATAACTGCATTTTTCTTACTTCATTGTTGCTCATAGAGACTACATGAGTAACTCTTTCTGCTGATAATAAGTCTGTTGCGTTATAAGGTACAAGCAAATCTTCTGCAGGAATGAACTTAGACATAGGTCTGTTTTTGGCTGCATCATAATACACTTTCTTAAAAGCACTACCTGATAACGGTAGATAGAACAATAATTGGTCTAAATCAGGGTCATACTCAGGCATCTCATTCATGATGTAATAATTCATAAATTCACACACTCTTTCAGACTGCATTTCTGTTTCAGCATCTCTTCTGCCTACTATTTGTGTCTTTATTGGGCCTTGTGCAGGTAATAACTCTTTGTAAGCTTGTGCTTGAAACTGTGTTACTGCTTCAGATAATATTGGATGTATGACACCACTAGAGCCTTCAAACGGCTGACTTCTTTGTTCGTCAAATCTCATACCAAGATATTTAAGACCGTCAGTATATGTTTTTTCCCATTCTTTTCTTGATTCTTTATCATTTTCAACTGAAGAAATGAGCTTTGAGGATAACGAGCCTAAGATAGAATCGTCCAAGTATTCAACCAAATTAGCATCAAAAGGTATATCTTCTTGTGCTTCTTCAATTGGCTCATCAAAAGATATAACGTCTTCACCTATGGTAATCTCCATAGCGTCAATCATTGCTTCATCAAATGTTGGTTCGGGTGCATTTACAGCAAACTCATCCACAGGCACGCTAACAGACTTGCTTTGGTCTATTACGTCAGGATTGTTTTCTGTTCCTAATTGTCTTTCTGTAACCATAATTTCCTATTATATCCATAAAATTAATAATATGATAATGCCTTTCTATCCATTGACATATCATCCCTATAATCAGTATTCAAATCTACTAATCCACCTTGTCTAATTCTCATTAAAGCCATAGTGGTAGAATCGCAAAAGTCATCATTTTCACCAAAGGGAAAAGCAGCAAGCTCTTCTATAACCTCTTCTGCAAAAGCGTCTTCTGTAGCATATACCATACCACTTTCAAACATAGGTGCAATAGAGTTCATTCTTGCAACCTTATCTTGTCCTCTACTTGGTGAGTAGGCTTGTACTGGTATTCCTATCTTTCTAAGCTCTTGTGTTAATGGCGTACCACTTGCTTTTGCTTCAATTAGTACAATATCCGGCTCCCAGTATTTATATTCTTCTAGTGCTATGTTTTTTAATTCAGGAAAGTCAACTCTGTGTCTGCTTGCATCCAATAATACAATTGCACTTTCACTGCCATCTTCAGGGTCAAAAATACCCCATGTAGTAATTGCAGAATAGTCAGCAGTTTCTTTTGCGCTAAAAGCTGTATCGTAACTTTGGATTATGCATTGACAGGTTGGTATGCCTTCTTTTTCCCAAGTGTTCCACCATTCTCTTTTGACTATAGAGCCACTTTCAGCAGTTGGGTTCTGCATCCATTGTGCGTTCCATTTAGATACTGGAAGCGATGCTTTTACTGATAATAGCTCCTCTTTCTTCCAAAACTCACCCCATAAAGGCTCTTCTGATTCAGGCATAATTGCAGGAAATTCAACTACCTCCCACTGGTCAGCGTGTGTTTCTGACTGTCTTTTTAATAATCTGCCTGCTAAGTCTTTGGTACTCCATCTTGTCATTACAAGTACAATGGTGCCTCCGGGTTGTAATCTCTGTCTAGGACCTGATGTGTACCATTCCCAAGCAGCGTCCATAGCCGTAGGCGACATAGCATCTTGCTCGGAATGTGGGTCATCTATAATAAGTAAATCAGCACCACGACCTGTAATAGCGCCACCAACACCTGAATAAAAGGCTTCTCCGCCGTCATCAGTTGTCCAACGACCTGCTGATTTATTGTCGCCTGATAAATTTATTTCAGGAAATATAGCTTGGTATTCATCAGTATCAATAATATTACGCACTCTTCTACCAAACCTTACAGCTAATTCTGCTGTATGGGTTGCTTGTATTATTTTTAAACTTGGATTTAAACCCATCATCCATGCCGGAAAATAGGTGGAAGCAAACTCTGATTTTGAGTGTCTTGGTGGCAGCATAACCATAAGTCTTTTACATTTACCCTGTGCTATACGATTGAGTTTTTCTGCAAGTATTTTATGGTGCCTTCCCATAATAAAGCCTTCCCAATGAAACTTTACAAATTCTAAAAAATCACCCCTACATCTGTCTCTTGCATTTAAGTTTTTCCATTTATCTATAAGGGTTAATGCCTCTACCTGCTCATCTCTTGATAAAGCATCAAATGATTTTATGTTTTCTAAATTAAGCATTAGGTGGAGAGCCAAAATGTTTTAAAGGACGCTTGACTCTCCTGACACGCTGTTGAGGAGAGAGAGGAGATATTCGTGAATATCCACAAACAAACATGTCAGTTAAACTGTACCCCATTCTTTGCCCTCAAACAATAAGGCTTCAGCATTTCTTCTTTTGATTAATCCCTCGTTAGGGACTCCCGCAACTTTATTCCACCTTTTTATTTGGTTTGGTACATCTGCCCAGTCTTTGTTATTTAAGACCTTTAGCAATGTAGAGGCTCGCAAATTGCTAGGTCCTAAGTTAAAAACCCATGAAACCAAAGCGTCAAACTCATTTTGTTTTAATTCAGATTTTACTATGTCGTTAATATAGCCTTCATACTCATGTAGCTCGTGTGCAAGTAAATCCTCAGCATCTTGTTTGCTCATTGTCATGCCGTCTTCTACAGGACTGCCGTCAATAAGCTTTAGACTGCCATAACCTATAGTAGCTTTATTGGCAGCGCATCTGTAACTAACTACGTTGCCGTCTTTATCTGTAGGACAGCCTTCGTAAAATTTTATTAAATTAATGCCTTCATTTGATATTTTCATTTTGGTTATCTCCTTCTTTTGGTGTTGTAACTTTTTTATAATACACAACAACTTCTTTAAGCTCATTAATATACCTCTTTAATTCTTGCATGTTGTAAGCCATAAGCTCGTAGTCAGGTACAGACATTGCAAAAAATACAACTTGACCGCTTTCCTTTTCTATTCTTACTAAAAACTCATCAATATTTTTGTTTGAAACCACATACCAGTAAGGGTCTTTTAAATCTATTTCTCTAGGCATAATGGGTTGCACTATAGTTCTTTCTATAGGCTTAGATACAATCTCTACCTGTTTAGTTGGTAGCAGACTGCAACTGCAAGCCATCATCAAGACTGTCGATGTTACGACTATCTTCTTCAATGCTATCAAATACATCTTTGGTTCCTTTATTTACTCTTGGTTCTATTAATCCGGGTTTAGCTGCTGCTAATTTTGTTAAATTGTGACGCTTAAATATGTCAAGGTATCTTGACATTTCTTGTTGTATTTCTTGGTTGCGACTTTGCAGCTCTAA